GCTAAGAGTTTGATTTTCATTGTTTTTGTGGGGTTTTATATTTCCAGAGTCCCGATTTATCTCCTTGATCTACTATTTCTATCACTGCTTGTTCAATAGCACTTCTAACAGCTATTGTATTTGGTTCGTTGGCAGTTAATCCAAGTTCAGATTCCACAGGAGTTACGCCGTGTTCATAGAACTTGAATAGGTTGCCTGAAACCGCGACACTAGAAATTGTTTTAGTTACAGCTACACTAAGTAATATCTCGCCTGTTTGTACGCTAACGAAACGAAGCGAAACTGTAACAACGTCTTTACGGTACTGCGAGCTTGCAGATATACCAAGAACGCTTGCGCCAGCACCACCAGTAATTATGTTGGTGTCATATCCGATGATGCCGCCTTCCGCAATAATGCCAGCAAAAAGCATAGGAGTTAGCTTTTCGGCGTCTCTGCCTTGAAAGGTTTCTCTTGTTTGGTTGATTAGCTGCCGTTCTCTAATGATATTGTCCAAACTGGTGCGCTCTAGCACCTGAAACCATTTGCCACTTCCAGCCACGCGCAAAGCGTCTATAAGCCAGCTTTCCGCGCCTTGTGTAACGGCAGACGAGAAAGAGGCGTAAGAATCTACTGTCTTGCGCTGTCCAGTCTTATCGACGAAGGAATAAACAGCAATGCTGATTCTTGGGCTTTCAGGCGGCGGCAAGTTCTTTAGCTGCTGTTCCAAGGGTGGAGCTTGCAGCTTCGGCTTTTCTAATATGGCAGGTTTTTGTGGGAAAGATGAGCAACCAACCAAGAAAAGAATTAAAAATGGCATTACCCATTTCATTCTTAACCACCTCCTGGTTTTAGGACTCCAACAGGAAGTTGAATCTGTGTCGAACTGCCTGTTGCTGGGTCGTTGATATAAAGCGTTACTAAGTCGCCGTTCTTTTGCCAAGTAACGGTTGCGCCACCTTGTAAGTTGATAATCCCAAACGTTTCGCCGTTTGAATTAAAAATCTGATCTGTAACTTGAGAAGCAAGCTGAGAATAAATTCTTGCTTGTAAGTTATTTATGAAAGTATTAAGCGGAGTATTTGTAGCTTGAATCTTTTGTTGTTCAAGATCAGCTTTTAAGTTATCCTTAACAGCTTGCTTACGAGTTCTCGCTAAATTCTCTACTGTAAGAACGTGTCCAGAAAAGTTAGCTCCGTTGAAAATCGGAGACTTGAAGCCATGAACCATCTCGCTTCCATGCGAGCTGGAAATAAAAATAAATAAAATTAGAAAAAATGCCTTCTTCACTTATCATACTATTACACTTTTTTATCGGCTTCTTTGAATTGATAGAAGTAATCGTCGTTATCTAAAGCTACCCACTTGCCTTTACCTTCGCAAGTGAACTCTTTATCAAAGACTTTCCAATCTGGTTTCTCTAATTTTTTAGCGATAAAAGCGCCACCATCTTTCCAAACAACTCTATTATTTGGCTGAAAGAACAGTTGGTTACAAGGAAAGCCGTCTTTGTCGCTAATTCCCCAAATTAGATGGCCGCATTTATGCCCGCCAGCCATTTCAGAATAACCTAGAGCGCAATCAGGATTGTCATGCCAATCTATCGTGAATAAGTATTTGCCCTTAACCCATTCATGATTCTTGAGCTGAACTTCAACAGCGGCGTTCTTATGATACTCGTATCTTGTTACAGACAAGACATTTGAGTAACAATCCCAAAGTTGCAGCCAATCTAAAGGATAGTTAGAGTGTTTAGGTTCTAGTGTCAGATATTGAATAGGAACTCTATCATGTCTAGAGCCATACTCCGTCATTACTTGAAATGTAAGGCAGCGGCGAGTTAATGAGGTAACTCCGAAAACTTCACACGAAATATACTCTTTTTCAGCTTTAGTATGATTATAAAGAAAATCACTGCTTAAATAAGCATGAAAAACAGGAATGTTGGCGTTTAAGTATGGCATTACTTCTTTTTACGCTTTTTTGCTGGGGCTTTGGACTCTTTATTTTTATTTTTAATAAACTCGTTCATATCTTCTACCTTCATAATATCTAACTTGGTAGTGATATGCTCATAGAAATCAGGGAAACATTCTTTAAACAGCTTGAGATTAATAACTGTTGATTCCATAGATGGTCTGGAGAAGGAGGAGTAAAGAGCTTTAACCGCTAGTTCGTCGCCCTGCATAACTGCTTCGCGCAATTCTGGGCACAGGAAAAGACCAAGGAAGCAATCCTTAAAGCTGCTGATTAACATTCCAAGAGATAGTTCAAATTGTTTTTGATTTATAAAAAATGTTTCTACTGGAATATTCCAGCTAACCATTGCGTCATCACCGTAATCAATACTGATCTTAAGAGTTTTTTCTTTTATCTTGGACCAAATAACCTCACCAAGATAAGGCTGGCAAACAGCGAAAAATCCAGATAGTCTTTCTCTAATGTCCGCATCAATCTCTGAATCAAATTGAGTGTTGACTGCGATTTTAGTTAAATCAACAATAGCTTCTTTAAAGTTTTTACGAGTAATTTTCTTTTTCAAAACAGATTCAAAATCTTTCTTTACTTTAGAAAATTCCGTGAATAAAATTTTTTCTTGTTCTTCGTAAGTCATCATTGTATTTCCTCCAAAGCAGATAGTGTTTCAGCGTCGATCTTTGCGCTCCAATTTTTTGTAAAGTCCCAATACTCTACTCCTTGATCGAATAAGTCTTTAGACTTAGAGAAAACATTAAGAATGTCTCCTGAAAATACAGGAAGAACAGTTTGAATATTTTCGCCGTAATTAAAACAATGAAGAGTGTGAGTTTTTTTAACGAGGTATTTACTCATTAGCTTTTCCATCCGGTTTCAGGCTGTTGAAAAGAGTGAAGGGTAATCATACAGTCGCAAACATAATCGGTTGTTGCGAGCCAGCCGAGAATTCTTAATTTCTCAAGGCCGAATCCAATATTCTTAACTTCCATTTCAAATCTTCTTGGGGTTTCGATTGGAAGACCTTCTTCGGACAAGGTGATAAGAAGCATTAGTTTTGTATCATCGAGATCATTTGTGGAAATAATCGAGGCTTTATAAAGCGTAAGTTCTTGAAGGTTAAGATGCTTGCGCGACTTTTCTGTGAGGGCGAATGTAACTTCGTATTTCATGTTAAGAAATCTTTAATGTTTTGAATGGCTGTGGTTTTTTCAAGGAAAGCTTGTTGGACAAACTGCCGTTGATGTTTAAGTTCTTCCTCGTAGTTCAATGATGAAACATAATTTGTCAAGCCTTTTGATAATCTTTTTTCATCAATAATGATATTAGGGGATAAGTTATAGCCGCAGTTTTTAATAGTATTTTCGCATCCAGCGTCGAACAACATAACAACATCATTCATTAAAGACTCATAGAAACGATTTGCTAAGAAAGCGTAGTTTGAGTGAGTGTGCAAATCTTCAATGTAGATCGAGTATTTATATTTGCGTAAATCCTCTTCGTTCTTCTTCCAAGATAACTTTTCAACGTAAGTGCATTTGCAGTTGATCGCTTGGAATTTCTTGACGTTTTTTGGCGAGCAAGAAAGAGAAACGCCTTCTGTTAAGAACTTCTCGAAAGAAACTTGGCGGTGCTTGCGATAAGTGCCGTAATAAATGATGCCGTCCTTGTCGGCAGGATTCGTAGGATTGCGCGTATCCATAATCAAGGAGTTGAGATTGACAGTGAGCCACTCAATGATAAAGTCATTCAGCTTTTTGCCCGCGATGTTCTTGTTGAGAATCCAGTGGCGATAACCGCTACGAGGATTATTGCAGATCATGTCATACTTTAATCCATGATTGATTACGCCGTAACGAAGAAGCTGATTGTCTTCAATGTCATGGTCGTTAACGAGCCAAACATACCTCGCGTTTGGATTCTTTGTTAGAATCTCGCGGTAAGGAACATGAGGCATATACGGCGACGCATACGCGCAAATGATTACGTCATACTGGTTGGCTAAGATTTGTGGCAGTTTGTATTCGCCATCCAATAAGTCTGCGCCGAGTGCCTCGGCCAGAATCAAGCTGTTACGGCAATGAACGATTGATGTATCGTCAAACTCATTTGACAGCGGCTTTCTCTTGCTTGTGCTTTCGATGATTAAGATTTTCATTAAATTTTGTGAATTCGCCTTGTTCATTTGAGTAGTAAATTTCTTTGAAAATTACATCGCCCAAAAGCTTTTGGCAGTGTTTGCAAGGTTTACCCATAGCTATTTTTTCGTTTCTGTCAATACGAAATGTAACTAAAGTATTTTTTGAGTGATCAACCTTGCCAGATTTAATGACGGCGCACGCTTCGGCATGGATGCCGCTTCCTTCAAAGTAACCGTACTTTCTGTTTATCGGGTGAGACTTATTTGAGTTTCTTCCGATGGAAACGACACGATTCTTGTGCAGTATAAAAGCAAAATGACGACACCGGATTCCAGTGTCGTCATAGATAATTAGGTTTTTTGCTAGGTTTACGAGACGATCAAACTTCATTAGAAGTTGTATCTAATGCGGACTTCACCGCCTGTGTCAAGGAATTTTGACGGCAATTTAGAATTTAAACGCTTGCCGTTGCTTCCTTCAAACTTGAGCTTAACATCAACCTTTTTGACGGTGATCTTCGTACCAACTTCAAAGGTGTCCATGTTTTCGCCCTTGTTAAAGGAGTTGACGTATTGGCGACCTTTGCCAACTTCGGCATAAACCCAAGGATAAGCTACGCCAACGCGAGCTTCATGGGAATATGTTTGGGTATTCCAGTTGGTCGCGGAAGTGTTATTCTTGGACTCAAGATAAAATGGGATACCAGCCTGAGCATTGGTAGCCAAAAGAGCTAGAGTTAACGAAACGATGAATAATTTAATTTTGTTCATAATCATTATGATTATTACATTAACTTTAACTTTTTCTATAAATAAGTTTTAAAAACAATTCGCTTTCTTGATTAACTTCCTCGAAACCATAGGATTTAATTAATTTTAAATAAGAGTCAAATCTTTTGCGCTTTTTGAATACGTGAACAGTAATTTCTTGGTATTTGGATGTTTCTAAGTAATTCGTGAAGGCTTGCTTAATCTGTTCGGTTTGATGGATAACTTTGGGGTCAGAGAACATATAAGTGAACTCTGCGGAGATGCTAGTGGTTTCTCGGAATACCAATGCGCCAAAAATTTTGCCTTTGTCATTTTTAAAGACACAAGATGTTCTAAAGTTATTTTGTAGGTTTAGGGATATTTCCTTAAAGAATAAAGAGGGCGAGGCAATCGTTGTTATACCAAATGAGGCTTGGGCTTTTACCGCTAACCTTAAAACGTCAGGCAAATCGGACAAACGCATTGGCATTACCGTAAATGCCTCTATTTTTATATGGTTTTTCTGACTCATGGGTGTAATATAATCTAAAGGGAAAAGGAAATGTCAAGGGAATCTAATCATAAAGCTAATTCGGAGTTATTTTCGCTGGAACCAACAGCGTTGTTGGAATTCTTCGTGATTTATTATGATTACGTTAATATGCCAGATGAGAAGCTTTACATTCATGGCGGCACTAATGGAATAAACGGCTCAATCTATTGGCAAGGAGAAGAATATATACCTTTTCCTATTCAAAGTTCAGGTTTTGAGAGTAAAGGCGATGGTTCTCTTCCTAGACCAAAGTTAATGGTCTCTAATCAGGACTTTTTCATGTCCAATTTGATTAGAAGGTATAACAATCTTGCTGGAGCTAAGATAGTTAGAAAAAGAGTGTTCTTGAGGTTTTTAGATAACAGTAACTTTTCGGAACAGCGTAATCCTTACGGAACAGCAGATGCTAACGCAGGATTAGAAGATCAAGTATTCTTTATTTTAAGAAAATCTAGCGAAAATAGAGCTATTGTAGAGTTTGAACTTAGTTCGCCGCTTGAATTAGAAAACGTTACATTTCCGAAACGTATCGTTATGGCTCGTTATTGCTCTTTTCATTACAGAGGTAACGGTTGTCGTTATATGGGTGCGCCAGTAGCTAATGAATACGACCAAAGATTATCTACGGTAATGGATTTACGAAATGGTATTCTTAAAAGAAAATACACTAATACTGTATTACCTCCTTTAGCTGGTGATCCAGCTGTTGATGTTCTTGAAGATTATCCAGATTTCTTTGTGACAGATTTACGCGATTCTATTTACGTTAATTCTTCGGAAGAAGTTTTGTCTGATGTTGTTGTTTCAGTGGCGACTCAAAAATGTTTTACTGAGTTTTATGGGTTTTTCAAAGTTGATCGCGGAGAAAATGGGAGCTATTCTTTTGGGGTTGATGTCGATGATTCGGCGGAAGTATATATTGATGGAGTTAAAGTAGCTTATAAATATGGAACAGGCTCAATGAGAAACGAGAATTTACCTAGTCTTTTTAACGTAGTTGTTTCTAGTCCAAATTTAGGAGTAGGCTACCACAATATTTTAATCAAACATTATAATTATTTAGGTGGAAATGGCCTTGATTTATATTATCAAACAGGAACTAATTTAGGAACAGCAACTTGGACAAAGGTTCCAACTACTCGTTATTATTATGACGCGACAGATTCTGGAAAACTTTCTTCAGGACAAAAATTTACATTTGACGCTTCCTTAAATAAATCAGTTGGAAATGATAGAGCTACTTTATTATCAGCAAAGAATGAATTAAGATGGAAGAATAATGGAAATGCTTATAAAGTTGGTGATTTCGTATATAGAGAAACGAGCAATATAAAAGTTTCTAAAAGTGATATTAACGAAGTCCCAAATTGGGAGCCGCTTATGAAGGTTTATGTTTGTTTGAAAAACCATACATCAGCGCCTAATAAAGATCCATTCTTTAATAAAGAACATTGGGTTGCTGATCAATGCTCTAAAACTCTTACTGGATGCAAAATGAGATTTGGAAACGAAGGATCGCTTCCTTTTGGCGGGTTCCCCGGTACAGAAGAATACAGCATTAACGGACAATAATATGAAATCTATAATTGATCACGCAGCCACATCTGACCTTG